CGGCTCGATTCTGTGAGCGCTGTTCCTGCTGCTATTGCCGTGCTCAAAGGCACGCGCAAACCAAGAATTGAACATCTTGGCAATGGTAACACTCTGTTCTCCCATGAGGAGTTCTTTTACACGTCTGCACCAGCATCTGCCAACTTTACTGTTGCACCCTTGTTTTCCGTCAATCCCGGAATGGCCAGCTTGTTCCCCTGGCTGTCCTCGGAGGCTTATAACTTTGAGAAGTACCACATTCGCCGTCTAACATTGAAATACGTTGCGCGTGTGTCATCTAACTCCTCAGGGTCTGTTATGCTCGTACCGGATTATGACCCAGCTGATCCAGCACCCAACTGTGAATCTGATGCCATGCAATATACTGGTGGCAAAGATAACAGCAACTGGAAAAGTTTCGAAATAAAATTCGACTGCTCGTTGCAACCTAAAGGTGGGTTGTTCCTCAGATCTGGCCCATTATTGCCTAATCTGGATATCAAGTTGTATGACGCTGGCAACTTGTATATTTGCACTGAGGGTCTTGCGGCCACGCTTGGTAAATTGTGGGTTGATTATAGCATTGAATTGATCAAACCACAAGCCAACCCTGGCCATGTAGGCATGAATGCCACCGTCGACTTACAAGGCGGTGGCACGTCTGCCGCACCGTTCGGAGCAGCACCATATGTTCCCGGAAACGGAGTGACTGGTTACATCCTTAACCCCGGAACGAATTTGTCGTCCGTGGTTAACCAGACACTCCAACTTGCCAACATCATAGCTGGACGCGAATACTTCTTGAACGCCAGCTTTGTTGGCACTGTGCTAGCCATTGGCGCACCCACATATGGAACCGGTTTAGTTGGGGTTTCGTCGCTGAATGTGGGTAACGCCGGTGCAACTGCGATCAACGCAGCGTATTCGTTTATTGGTGGGGCCACGAACAACCCAACGATCACGTTTACATTTACCTGCACAACAGTTACAAACGCCTACTTCACATTAGGTGCTTTGCCGATAAATGCTGGCTTTTAGCTTATCGAACGCACTTTCAATGTTTGTTGTACGTCCATCCCCTTGTGCCCCCTTGGTGGATACTGCACCGACTTCACTCTCAAATATCATTAGCATCCTGCACCAAGATGCCTCTTCTTGCAAACACCACTTGACTCTTGCTCAGCACACGAAGTTATGTGGATGGATTAGTGGCATCACCAAAAGCAACATACACCCCATCGACGAGATATATTTGGACTTAACCTGTTCCGACTTGTTGCGTGTGATGCGTGTTGTGGATCCTATTGAGTATCAGATTGAATGTTCTATGTATCACCCTTTAATAACACGTTGGTGTTTGAAGAGGGCGTTTATCCCCATTAGATACGCATGGCCCACGCCGCCCCAAACAGCG